ATCACAAGCGATTTCGACTACGCCTTCATCTTCTACGCGAGTAGCACCTATGTCCATCTGAGTGAAAACTTGAACTGAATAGTTCTTGTCATCTCTTTCAGATATACGAACACGGATGTCCTCACCAACTCCTAAACAAATAGATGGTGCAGAATAGCAGAGAACTAAGTCATCGCTGCTTGAATCAGTAGCAATCCTTTCTGATCTAATAAAGTTAAAGCCTAAGAAGGTGTTTACTTCACCCATAACTAGAGCCTTCACAGTATTAAAATCTGCGGATTGTACTTCGGTTAATGCGAGCAATTCAGACATTTGCTTCGCGTTTACCACGCAAAAGCGTGGTGCTTCGGGGTCAATCTCACTTTGATCTAACTTTTCTTTTGCAAGTAAAAGTTTTGATAAAGAAAGACCAACATCGCCTGACGTACTAGCGTATGTATGATCATTTACTGCGATCTTTTGACCGGCAGGTAAAGCGACTGCTGTCGCACCTGCAACTCCGGCTTGTGCATTACCAGAGGCAGCAGCAATAATATGATCATCCATTCGTCTACCCATTGCCCACACAGCATTTGCTGCGTATTCTGACTCAGGACTGATAAGCATCCTTCATACCAACTACGATTTTCATCGCTAATTATATTTGTGGTCTGGACTTTATCTTTACCCTCAACTAAATGTTAGGGCATCCCCTGTTAAGTCTCTACACCTTCCTATTACTAGGCTTGGCTCGGTATTAGCATGTTAAAGCCTTCACCGAATTTAAGGGAGTTTCATCTAAATGTTTCCAAATAGATAGGCAAGTTTTTTTTACCTTGTCTGCGTTATCAATTAAGTCAGCCCAACGAGACGTAGTTAAACTTAACCGGCGTCTGGAGTGGGGGCTATCAATTCTGGGGGTATCGTCATGACGAGAGGCAGCATCTACTGCTGCGGTTGAGCCTATTCGTTCAATAAAAGCATTTTTACCAACTACACTTTCATTCTTAACTGAAGCTCTAAGGCGCGAACCTTTTTGCTGTCCAAGCATAAGAATATTTGCTTTATATTGTTCAACGAAGCTCGTAGATATTTGTGTAGACAAAATCTCTCTCCTTTCGTTATTAATGAATGTTGTTTGTGAGCAACCCTATAAAGGACTCGGTACTACAAGTTAAGGACTGATCTTACGACTAGCTTTCCTCTGGATGCGCCATCTGGAACAACTTCTGCATATCATCTACAGCTTGTTGATGACCCGGCTTCATCGCGTTTGACGGATGATATAAATGATTTGGATTATTCATTACATCCGCTATTTTCATTTGCGCTTCACTCGGAGTAAGGGTTAAGTTATCACGACCATCACCTATTGCATGATCTTCTAACAGTTCCTTACCAACCCGATGTGCAAATTTAATTAGTTCTGGATTATTACCTAATCCAGATGAATCTAAGTATTCTCTTAATTCATTACCGCCAAATTCTGATATTGCTTTCTTGGCGATAGATAAGTTTTGTTCTGATGCGTTCCCCCATTCTTTGTCGAGGGAATCTTTAGCGTTTCTTAGTGCATCTTCACTAGCCTGTTGATGCTGTTGTCCAACGTCAACTGCCATATTATTCCATTTTTCATATAGAGCATTAGCCTGTGATTTAGTCAGATTAGATTCATGTGCTGCTTGCTTAAACCAATCTTGAAGGTTGTCATCTAACTGTACACCTTCAGGTGCTTTAAACTCGTAACCATTTGCATCTTCTGGTCGTCCTAGTTTTTGATAAACTTCGTTCCAACCATCTTTATCATCAGATTGTGGTATTGGTATTCTACCACCTAACATTTTCTGAGAACTGACCAACTGACTTGCGAGCGACTCTACGTCTTTCGTTTGTTCGATTACCTGAGTGTTTCTAATATCCTCTGGTAAACTTTGTTTCCAATCAGAGGACACATTCTCTTGTACTTCGGATGTGCTATCCATCTTCTACCTCCTTTACAAGGTCTTTTATTTTTGTTGTAACTCTAAGAACAACTGATCGTTGTCCTTCATTAAAAGCCGTTTGATAAGGGTCTGGATCAAACGATATGCGATCACGATAGCCAAGCAGGTCTTTTAATACTCTGCGACCTTGCTCTGAACCAAAAGTGATTGCGTAATCTTTATTATTCGCGCTCGGCATCTGCTATATTCTTAATTGCTTTAGTACCTTCCATAGCTGTCTGTAAGGCTTGTTGCTGGGCCATTTGTTGCGCTCTTTGTTGTCTAAGAGCATCTTTTTCTTCTGGTGAGCGTTGTAGTCTATCAGGCACACCATAGAGTGTTGCTGTTTCTTCTGCTACTCTGTCAAAGTCAACACAATCTAAAATATCTGGATTAACCTGTGATACAGGTATTAATGAACCAATCCATCTTTCAATAGCTGCAATTTCATTTAATCTTTGCGCTCTAGCTACCGGCCCGATAAATTTAACATTAACTTCGTTGCCTTGTAGGATTGCAGGTATCTCACCTAACGCGTTTTTCCTTAACATGATGTTAAAGACACGATTTAGAATTGGTTTAAGATATTCCATTTCCATGCGACCTAGTGTCGGCCCGATTAATCGTTGCATGAGTTCGAACCTGACTTGAACTTCTGTGGCCGTCATTTGTGGCCCTTGTTGCATCTGAAGTTGATCAGACATAAATATTTGTCTGATACTTGTGCGTAGGTCTTGTACTTTTAGTTGTGTAACATCGTAACGAGAGTTAGACAACAAAGGTCTTATTTTATCTATTAAGTCTGCTCTTATATAATTTTGTGCAGCAGGTGTTAGTTTTAATTTACCACCCACTCCTTCATCTGGTACTCCCAAAGGAGGGTCAATATCTTTTGCCCAAGCCTTTAGTTCTAATTCAACTGCTCTGTTTAAAGTTCTTATATCAGGGATTGCAGTAAACCCCGGACTTCTTGCATACTTCTCTCCAGATGCTTTTGACCATCTAGGAACGGCATAAGGAAATTCTTTATAACCGCCTTCTTCTAATAAGTGTTTTGTTTCTACTTCATAATAATAAGAGGCAAAAGGCATATTCTTTTTAGCCTTACCTTTTTTATCTCTTGGTTCGACTACATGCAGAAATTCGTGCATTTCATCAGGCTTATCTTTCATTTTATCTCTTAACTTTTCAGATAGTTTATTTCTACCCCATTTAAGTTCTGCCTGTCTAGCTGTCCATTCAAATTTTCTAAATACAGTATCTACCATGCCATCTTGATTTTCAGCCGGATAAATATTAGATATGAAGAATGATTTAAACATAAGTCCATTAAATTGTTCTTGGCTACCCTGATTTTCTTCACAAAGCAAAGTAGCAATACCAACAGAACCCATGTCTAAATAATTCTCATGTGATTCTGAACGAAAGTTAGAATTATTAATTGCAGAAAACATTTTCTCTGCTGCCATACCGCACCATTCTTTGACTTCCTGATCTTCTCTTAGTTCCTCATCTTCCACCTGAATACCAAACCATAATGCAGATGATGGAGTTAATGTTCCCTGAAGTGATGCGCCTAGTAATTCATTAGCATGTATAGCGGTTGAATCATATAGCTTAACAACTCTTGATTCACCTCTTGCTCTTTTAGTAGTTACTTCTGCTTTTCTAGGAAGGATGTAGTCAGCTATGCGCTGCCATCTTTCTTCCCAATTACCACGATTCTTTAGATTAGATAATCTTTTAAAATGGCTCAACTTACTTGTCCTAATAATGATCGTTTATTTATAGTTGCTTTACCTAATGTACTATATTTTTTTTCTTCTGATGAAGATAATTTAGCAACTTTTGTTTTTGATGTTTTTGTTTTTGATGTTGAAGGAGGTTTATATAATGCTCCTTCTGAATGATAATGTCCTGGTTCTACACCTTCTGCTTTATCAGCTTTAACATCAGATACTTTCATTATTGTTCCATGTGCATACATATCCCTACCTTTTTTATCCTTCCCTGTTTTTAACATTGACATGCCCATAATATTATCCTAATAATGATTTTTTAGTTATGGTTGGTTCACCAAATGTTTGTTTTGGTTTTGGTTGAGATAATTGCGAAACCTTTTGTTGCGGAGTTATGCCTGTTAAACTTGCGTATGATTTTGGGTCTGTTTCTTTTACTTTATTTAACATTGTATCAAAAATACTTGTTCCTACTGGATGTGTTTTACCAGATACTTTATCTGTCCATGATTTTTTCATAAACAACATATCCATAATACCTATCATGCCACCAAATTGAGGCGCTCTACTATGCAGACCCATTACTTGATCTGATATAGTAAGACCTTGCGACTTTGCTCTTGATTGCAATTCATCAGGACTAAACCTTGCATTTGACATAATGTTATCCTAATAAAGTTTTAGTGTTTATAGTCTCGTCACTACCTAAACCTTGAGGAGAGGTAGCAATCGTTGATAGAAAACCTCTGTTTCGTTTTTTTTGTTCAGCAATAGTCTTGTTGGCTATACCTTCAGCATCTGAAGTAATCTTTTTTTGTGGTACTAATGGAGGTGTTTCAACTTTTGGTTTGCCACCAAATACACCTTTTATAGTGTCTGTTATTATTGCCATAACTATTCTCCGTAAGGGTCAAAATCATAATCTGCGGTTTCACTTCTTAATCTAACTTCTTCTGTTCTTGCAAAGCGTAAACTCTGCATGGCATATCTTGTAGCAGACATTAAGTCATCTCGTTCAGCCACAATCTTGCCATCTTTCCTGTGATACATTTGAAATTCCTCGAACCATAAAGGACAATTACTAAAGACTTTAAATCTTCCAGTTTGCATCCTTGTCATAATTTCAAATACACCAGGCTCTATTGAGTTACCACCCTGTCCTTCTTTCTGACCAGGAGCAGGGGGATTAGAAAACTTCTCGTAGTGCATGGGGATACCTTGCTTTCTGTATTGGTCAGCAAGGGTAACACCTGAAGTTTGTCCATCCTGTCTCATGCCA